TTGACCCGCCAATAAATCATTTATGCTAGTAGTGCCCGGCATATCTATATCTCTTGCGAGCGGGAGTGTCTCAATAAGTTCGGTAGCGTCAAACCCTATTAATAGATTGGCAAGATTAACCCGAAGAAGGCTTGCCTCTTTCTCAGACAGGTAATCACCCACCCGTCGCTGAACTTTCGCTGCCATAAGCCTCTCAAGAAGGAGCCTATTACCACCCTGCTTGTTTGCTGGAACTAACATTTCGCCAGCCATAGGGACTGATAATGGTCGGAACTCTGCGTTTCTTACGTCATCAAGTAACTTTTCAACGCGATCCCACGTTTGTCCGTCTGCACCTCGCCAGCCCTCTGCCATGCCATGTGGCCCTGTTTTTGTATAGCGTTGCGCAGTAGGCCATCTAGCATGTTCGGGTGAGGGTATTCCATATCCTTCCTTGTCTATCGCCTTCAAGCCTCTTTCCCAATATGCCCTAAAGTCTCTCATTAGCTTCAGGAGCATTTCAGCCCACTTCCTGAACATGTCGTTCATCCACTGGTCGCCGCGGGTTACTCCCAAGGCTGGGCGATAGTTTGGATTAGTAAGCATTTTATATATATACGACGAAAAGATTTCTGCGCCTGCTTCTGCTACCTGACTATGCCAAGGATCAGTCTTTACTTTATCTCCCGTTACGGGATCGTAAATTTTAATAGCAAGTTGTTTGTAGTCATCGATTGCTGCGTCACCCGATTTACGCCAAGCCCTTGACCCCGGAGAATCTCCTAATATATCTACTCTCTGTAGAAGATCAGGGTCGGCGTTGTACATAAACCGCGCGCCTCTCGGAACGCCAGCTATCCACGATTCCCCAGCCTCGCCCGACAAGACCGCTGCTTTGACTGACGGTATATCCATCCATCTTGCTATTAAGTCGTTGTACTGGGAGTCACTCAGGTTCCTTGCTTTTGCTAGGGCAGCCCTTCTAGTAACGCTTGAAGCCGAAATTATCTCTTCCACCAGTTCTGCATAGTCATCTGACTCATGGAGGGGGTAAAGTGTTTTTCGGGTAAAGGCAATCTGTTGTTTTATAAGATGACTAAATTCTTCGTATTGCTCCGGTGGTAATAATTGCACAAGGTTATTCATGATTACATGGAAAAACTCATGAACCAATGTAACAACATTTCCCAACTCGTCCGTGCCTCTAGGCGATTCCCTCTCTCGCTGAAAGAGTGATATTAATGACTGCATGGGAGCGAAATGTAAATCTGGGTTTACATCCATAGCACCTGATGCTCTTATCTTAGCCCAATGCGCTGCCGATAAATTTTGTGTTGGCAGACCGTGGGTAACTGCCAGTGCCCCTTTTAAATGCTCTGGGAGATCAGGGACGTCGAAGGCAGATTTGGCCTGTCTATCTGCGACACCGACAAGCATATTTTTTATTGCGTCTTCTTCACTTATCCCAAAGCCCTCTGCCAGAAACTGCATAAAGGGTCTTAAAAACCCAGCAATCTTCTCTTGGGATTGCCTGTCAACGCCATACATATTGCCAACAGTTTTTACATAACTATCAACACTTTTTATCTCTGTGACTACTTCTATGCCTTTAGAGGTCGTTACCTTAAGGTTGCCAGTTTCGGCATCTATTACACCGCGGGTTTTAAGGTCTGCAATCCTTCTACTAGGATCGCGAGCGTCTTCTAACGCTCTCTTAGTTTGCAAAGCCCAAGCTTCGTTTTCTTTAATGTAGTCATCAATAACTTTAAGGGCGCGTTGTCCTGCGGTTCGGTCTAAATCTAAACCTCTCGTATGAATCCTCTCTGCTAGTTGAAGGGCTTCAAGCAGTGCCTCTTCGTCGGGGTCAGGAAAAGTTCTAATCCATTCAGCCTGTGCGTTAATTACCTGTCTGAAAAATTGAGCAGTACGTTGAGCGGACAGGGTGAGGGATTCAGGAGCCAGTCGAGGTTCCAGTACGGTGCGTAGGTGAGTTCTGGCTTTCCTTAGTTTTCCAAATAAAGTGTCAGGGTCAATCTGAAGAGGAGACTTTCTTGTATCTTCAAGAATCTCATTGATTCTTCTGGCGACAGCCTCTACTTCTTCCATGCTGCCTAATCTAAAGGATTGCCCTATGCTCCCCTCAACCATCCCACCTGTAATTAAGTTCTCTTTAGTTATCCTAAATAATACTGGCGTTCCATTCGCCCTAACTCCATAAAAACCACTGAGTCCTTTAAAGCGCGTCCCAACAGCTTTCATTTTCTCTAAGTCTCTTGGCTGTAAGGGAATTATTACCTCATCCCAAGGCTTATCTCCCGGCCCTACTTTCTTTAATGGCGTTGTCGTTGGGGTGTATTTTTCAGTAGCAAGTTTGTCATTCCAAAGTTTTGCATTATTTCTGATGATGTCCGGCAATGCTGGGTCGGGGTATGCTACGGCTTGAGGCCAAGTGCCCTCATCAATATCTATCTTTAAGAAGTCTTGAAGGTCTAAGCCCTTACTCATTGATTTGTTTTGGTTTCTGGCTATTGTAAACTCACCAATCATTGAGGTCGCTTCGTCCATATTCCTCGCGACAAAGAGGAACTCTGAAGCTTCTGGCAAAGCTGACGGGGGCACATCTGACGGGAACTTAATGACCTCTTCCATCTGCGCAGCGGTTCGGTTGCCATGGCTACCAAAGCGATCAATAGCTTTTTTCGCGCCCATTGCTGTACCTAAGAAAGCACCACCAGATGCCAGACCAATAGGGAGGGCAGCCCACATTGGGAGACCTTCTCTCTCTGCTGCACGTAAACCTGTTTCAGCAGCAAGCCCAGTACCTAACTCAAGACCTAATGCTCTTGCAAGTCCTGACTTAGTTCCGGTAGATGCAAGCGGTTCAACAAGGGCTGCTGCCCCTTTCGCGCCTAACTTTAATGCTTTGTTACGGCCTATTACTCCCGTACCTGCTGCTGCTCCTCTTAATCCTGCTGCTATCGGTGTCCCAAAACCCAGAGTTAGGGCTGTGATTCCAACATCAAATGGACTTGTAAGTTGTGCTGCACCCATAGCTACATCTCTTGGGGTCACACTAAAGCCTTCCCAACCGATTCTAGGCTGATCTGGAGCCTGCATTGCCCAATGTTTAGCTAACGGCTGCATGTCAAATAAAGTTTCTGGTAGCTGTAACGCCATTGGGAGTTTAGGCTCATCTGGAGATGGGCCACCTACATCTGCGCCAAATGTTCGGGCAAGCATTTTTGGCAGATAGACAAGAGGATTCTGGTCAATCAGTAGGCGTTTTGCATAGGTTTTTGTGTAGTCGGCAGGAGAGAACCCCAGTTCATTTTTAACATTGAATCCGGTTTCTGCCTTGCCGAGACTTGTGACTTCTTTAAGAAAGTCATTAAAGGATGGAACTGCCATTAGTAATAAAGGTGTCTGGTTCGTGGACGGTATCTACTTAGTTCGTTAAACTGCCTTCCTTGTTGCGCGAATCGTTCAGTAAAGGGCATATCCTGTAAGAACTCGGTGAACTTCATCGTAGGAGGCTGTCCTGACATTATCTGTTCACCAAGCTTTCCATAGAAGTCACCTAATGCCTGACCATAGATATCCTGCGCCTGTCTCCTACGTGCAGCCGTATCCTGAAACGCATCACTTGTTTTACTGGCTAAGGTTCCAAAGAAGGCAGCGCGGGGTTCTTCTTCAAGGAATCCTGAGAACGTTTCTTCCCAGCTTGGATTTTTAAAGTCTCCGATAGCCATTAGAGACCAAACCTTGAAGCTGCAAAGTCATAGAAGTTCTGGGGCATAGCCTCTCCTAGCTGGGCACGTTCCTGATTCTGCAAAACGTAATCACCATATAAGTCTTCATAGCTTTGCGGTCGGAACATTCCGCTAACAAGCGGTGAGTATCTGCCCCTCTGTGCTGCGCCCATCAACCTAGCTGCCTGACCTACATCCTGTACGCTTTGAGGCGCAAAGTATTGCTGGGCTGCTACTGGAATATCTGCCTGTTGCATACCTCTAAAAGTATTTACATCCTGCAATGCTTGATTCCACACAGAGCCAAGACCACCCTCTGCTTGCTGTGCTTGTGAAAGAAAGTTTTGGAATGACTGCCCCGGCAATGCCATCCCTTCTGCATCTCCCGCACCAAGACCTAATCCCGGTTGGGGATTAAGGAGATTCCTGATCGCGCCTCCTTGGAAGGCAGCGGTAAGAGGGTCTTGGAGTCCTTGGAGATAACCTCCAATCGGGCCTCTGCGACCAAATCCCTCCCCAAATACGTTGCCGAAGGCACGGCGATAGCCAGCAGTAGGAGATATTTCAAAGAGGCCACGGTTATCTACAATCCCTTGGGGGGAACCCAAGCCCATCATGTTTGCTTCAAAAGATAGATTAGGGTCAAAAGCACCCGGGCCACCCGGCCCACCCGGGCCACCTTCAGGGCCACCCGGAGGAGGAGGGGCACCACCCGGAGGAGGAGGGGCACCGCCGGGAGGAGGAACAACCGCAGGAGGAGCAGGCTTAAAAGTTGGTACGTCTGGAGGGAGAGTTACATCCGCGCCAACATCAGTGTCTATATCTTCTACAAAGCCTGTTTCATCTATCGGTTCCCATACTGCACCCGGCTGACCTGTTTCTTCCGCAAAGGTTTTAAAGTCATCTAAGTCATCATCTGGTTCAAATCCTGTCGGTGCAGGTTGTTCGACTGCATAAAATTGTTCTAAAGACTTAGCATCTGGTGCTAAGTTGCTTAGAACTCTCGTCTGATCTTGCGAACTTAGGTTGGCGTATTCTCCGGGGCGTTGGTTCCAGTACGAAGGAAGATTATGGTTTGCAGCAGCTTCCCTCGCTTTACCAGTTAGCTTTTGATACTCGTCCCATCTGGTTTTCCAATAATCTGGAAGGTCGTCCCACGGGTCTCCCTGTTCAGTAACACCAACTTCAGGTTTTTTTTCTCTAACTTCCGCTTCCCTTACGCCAATAACATTTTTGAGAATGTCCTTCTGGTCAGCACTGTACTCCTCGGTTTGCCAGTCGCCTCTTTCAAATCGCTTATCTACATACCTTGACATCAATTTGTGAGGATTTGCTTGGAGGAAATCCGTCAACTGACGCATAAAGCTATTCATGGCTCCCTGAAAGCCAGCCCGCCCTTCTGTTGCAGCGATATGCTCCATGACCTCTCTAATTTGAGGCGCATCAATTTTATTATTGGGGTTCTTGCTTCCCGCAGCTTCACCCCATCGGAACATATCTGAAGGAAGATAAACGTGCCAATCTTCAGCCCCCGGTGTACCTATAACATTTATATCTGCGACTCTCTCACCCCATGGGCGAATGGGGCCAATTAGGTTTTTGTTTTTCTGCGCAAGGTCTGCTCCTACTGACCCCATTACTTGCGACTGTGCCCCGCCGGGGCCTTGACCACCCATAAGATCAAACTTGTCAAAGCTTTCAGCCGGGGTCATATCCGCGCCTAGCGCAGATGGTTGTGCCATTCTAAATTCTGCTTGCTCTGCCTGTACCCGTGGGTCAAAGGCAAACCCCGTTCCCGTCATTATTGCGCCTTCTGTTGGCCCTGACGTTCTTTGCTGCGCAAAACCACTACTACCGCCCATAGGATCAAAACCAGCTACACGGGTTGGGTCGCTAGTAGCCATTGGCGTAACGCCACCGGGCTGTTCTGCTGGTATATCAATACCAGTGCGAAACTGGAGGGGTGTTCCTGCCTGCATTCCCCACCCACCTGCTTCTTGTACTGCTCGCGACATTGCGATAGCTGCGCTAGGTGCAGTAACGGGATGCCAGAAAACTTCACCGTCTGGTGCTGTTAGAGGAACGTTATATCTTGGCATCTTACATTCTTCCTACTGGATTAACCCTAGGGCCGGGGCCACCGGGCATTCCCGGTGGTGCTTGGTTAGGGTTGGGTGTTTGCGGGAAACCCTGCATCGGAGATGGCATGACCCCGCCAGCTACGCCGGGAGGCCCGGCTGTTCCGGGTGGTGGCCCCGGTGGTGGCCCGGCTCCTCCACCTTCTGGGGGAGGGGGCGCGCCCATCTGTTGCGCAGCCATAACCAGTTGCTGGAACTGAACATCCTGCGCAGCTTCCTGTTGCTGATCCTGCTTCAATGTTTTTCTTAGAAGGTCTAAGTAAATCATCGCTTTTTCCTGCTCGCCCGTCTGCATCAGACCCTCTATCAAGGTAAGCAGTAACGCCTTCGGCTCAGTAACGTGAGCCTGTTGTGCGCTAATAGCATTCTTGAATTGGTCAACATCATTTATCTGCATGACGTTTTCCCAAATCCACTCGTCAGGTGCCAGTGGCCTGTCACCGTCACGCATCATCTGTGCCATTGTGACAAGTTGTGGCTCGTCCTGTGGCATTCGTACACCAAACTTTATATCAATAGCCCCGGCACCTTCAAGGTCTGCGGGCTTTATCTCTTCATTGAAGTAGTTGGAAATATCGTTATGCCGACCTCTTACGTCGAGAGCAGAGAATCCACCAGTCTCGTACTGCATGGATATGATCTCTGACATCTGTTTATAGCAGGAAGTCATCGCCTGTACGCGCGGTTCAATCTGGTGTGCTGACCCTTCCTGAAGAACCTTGGCTGCGAATCCTGAGATAGCAAACGGCAGTTCGCCATAACTAACGTTAGATAATCCACCACGCTGAATCTCACCAGAGATTAAACCCACGAAGTTGCCCGTATCGAGAGGCATCGTGATCTCATCCATTAGCGAGATGTCAGTCCCGGCAGGGAGTGGGACTTCCGACCCGTCTTGCCAAGGGTCGGTATCCAGCGTGGTGGTTCCGTCAGGAGAAATAATCTTATAAGGTCGCCTGACAGCACGCCTTACCAGTGTCTTGTACGCACTCATTGCAAAGTTCAAGTCTTCGTAGAGTGTGCGGTTAGCAGAAAATATAGACTCGCCATAGTCACGGGCAGTGTCGTCACCGGAAAGATCATCCTGTATCCACGGTGCCGGGCCGACTGCTCCTAAGAATACGGGCGCGCAAGGGTTGCCATCCATATCCCTAACATTGTGCTTGGTTAGTCGTTTACCGTACTTGTTTTCATCTTTGTCGCCAACGACGATTACTGCGTTCTCTGTCCTTGAGTAGTAATCCCAGACAGTAACACCACCGCTTGTCTCGCCTTCTATTGTCGGCTCAACGTCTACGTTATAGCGAGTCTTTACTGATAAGGCTGACCGTTTAGATTTATGGGCAAGCCAGACAATACCTAGGTCATCCATCTCATAACAAACGTGTAATGGGTCGAACGGAGTTATGTCAACAAAGGTGGTGCCATCTTCACGCTTGTTAAGCATTGTGCGTCCTGCATACCATCCAC